TTTTTTTTTCGGTAAACCTTAGTTGGTTTGTTATTATCTTTTGATTTGAATATGCTGGAGGTTGTCCACACAAACTAGACAATGCTTCGTATGCTTCAATTAAATCTGGATCATCTTTTATTAATCTTCGATCTTCAAATGTTTTTCCGTTGGAAGTTTCTCCTTCTTCAGTTTTCCATAGAGGTGGTTGAGTTTTTGTAATATACTCAACCACCTCATCTGGATTCAAATAAAAATCATCGATTACGTACAGATTGCTATGAAAAAACTGCTCTGCACGAACCTCTGCATTTTTATTGATTTCAAACATTATATTTGTCAAACAATTTTCTAATGTTTTGTGTGATTTGCATACCACCAATATAAGTTTCTAACAATTCATCATTATCATCTACGATAATTAAAACAGGAGTAGCAGTCACACCATATTTTTTAGCGAGTGCAAGATTTTCTTCTGGAATAGGTTCGTCACTAAAGTCTTCGAGTTCAATTTCTTCAATGACATCAAGACGATGATCATCTAAAGAATAAAAAAATCTTTTAACTAATCCACAAGGACCACAAGAGTCTTTAGAAAAAAATAAAAACTTATTCTGCATGATGTGCTTTCAAATCAGGATTGGGTTGTGATTTACTTAGATCTCTACGAGACTGATTTTTAATGATGATGAATGCATCTTTGTTATATTTACGGGTGCCAAGAGGAGATTGCCACTTCTTGTTATACTCTTCCCCAACATCAATTCCAGACACTGAGGTGCCACCAATCTCAACTACGATGTCATCATTACGCACATCCCACCCAAGAGATTCTACTGCTTGGATGAGTCCTTCTTCAGTGTAATTCATAGGTCTCCTGCTTTACGGTTTTCAGAATAGTGGACATCAAACTCTCCACCAGGATAACGAGACTTTAGTTTCTCAACATTCATCTCAATGATCTCTTCAGGTGAAACATCGAGTGCCATACATGCTTGCATAAAATACCACATAATATCACCCATCTCACGCTTCAGGTGAAAGAGATTCTCTTCGGTCGGTTCTTTACCTTGGAAGACAATCTTTTTGATGACTTCAGTAAACTCACCCGACTCTGCACAGAGACCTACAGCAGCAGTAAGCAGTCGCTCGGAAGGAAACTTTTTGTTTTTGAGGTATTCAAGACGCTCAAAGAATACACTATTGTCTTTGCTTTCTTGCGAGGTAACCTCATTGACGAATTTAGCATACTTAATAAAATCAATCATACTTTAGTGACGCAAATGTTTTGTTGGTGGTGAATCGTTTTACAAGGTCGATCCGCTCCTCTTCTTGTCCATGGTCTTGACCAGAATCTACCAAATCTTTTTGAGCAGACTGCTCTACATCATACAACTTCATCTTCGCTCTGTCAATACCCACACAGAATCTTTTATTCATAGTTGGGTCATTGTATCTATTCTTGAGTTGCTTGACCATAATCTGATTCATGCCCTCCATCTCTTCCGTGCTAATAAGGGCAAACATAAGATCAGCAGTGGCAGGCAAACCAAAGGATTCAGAAGTATCAGTAAGGTCAACATCAGAGCTACCATAACCTGAGCGAGTGGTCTGCGTAGCAGAGACGATAGGCACGTTACACTCCACAGCAAGACCTCTAAGTTCCTCTGCGATTGCTTTGACGTATGTATAGGAGTTGACAATGCTGCCTTTATATCGCTGGGATGCACAGATATTAAGGTAATCCACAAAGATAATATCGGGTCTAATAGACCGCTTGAGAGCAAGATCAGAAATAAGAGACTTAAAGTGACCGACATGTGCAGATGCCGTAGGATACTCCTTAATAATTAGTTTGCCTTGAGTCTTCTTTGAGAGGTTTGTCACCTTATTCTCAAACATTACCTTGGGTAAGGATGCAAGATCTTTGATATTTACATTCAAGAGATTGGCATCGATTCGCTCTGCGATTCTTTCTTCCGCCATCTCCATCGTGATGTAAAGGACATTCTTACCTTGGAGTAAGCACGATGCAGCGACATGACACATAAAGAGAGACTTACCAACCCCAGTGCCAGCAAGAGCGATATTAAGAGTCTTAGACGGTAGTCCACCCTTCGTGATTTTATTGAAGAACTCCAAATCGAATGGGATCTTTTCTTCTG